CCTTTGGCGTTCCAATAATTATCGCCCACCCTTTGCGGTCAGCCAGCGCAGGACGGATAACATACGGCCATACAGTTGACTTCCAATCGCCATACTCGTCAGCAATAATCCCGTCAAAGTAAAGACCCCGCAACCTGTCAGGGTTATCAGCACCAAATAACTGAATACGCGCCCCGTTTGGAAAATCGAGTCGTAATTCACTTTCGTTCACCTTTATGTTGGGGATGGGTTTTGTAAACGTTTTACAGTAATCCCAGATTACTTGTTTTGCCTGTGAGTAGTATGGGCAGATGTAGGCATACCTACCATCCCCACTAGAGTCTGTACAAGCACACTTTATCAATTCGTTAATACACGCTACCGACTTGCCCGCCCTTCTGTGAGCGACCACAACCGCCCATCTTTCTTTTCTCGCGTGTAGCGGCTTAAACACATCTCTTGGCTTGTAGGGAATGACAACCTTCATGACTCCCACCCTATGACAAGGCTTGCCGCTGTGCCGTCCGCGTTAGTGATGCCAAACGCCACTCTGTTCTGCTCTTTAGCGCTTGCCCATCCATGCACGTTTTGAAGGATAGCTAACGCCGCCTTTGTATCGCCCCCTAGCGCCGCGTCTTTTAGCACCTGTGCCATTTGCGCCTCTGCGTCAGCGGCACCCTTCATGGTCATCAGCTCAACGTTTGGGTCGAGTTGGCACAACTGCCGATACTCGCTTGGAAGTAGCCCTGCCGCAAGCGCGAGCTTGTCCCCTTTTAGCCCTAGCGCAGACGCTTCGTAAATTGCGCTCAGACGCGCCTCTGTGACTTTTAATTCTCTTGGTGAATATGGAAATGATTGCATGGTCGCATGAATCCTTAGCTTGTAAAAAATATTTATAATATATATGGAAATGACTTTTTTGTCTGTGAATCTTTTGCATCACCTTCGGAAATGAACGCACCCCCCCTATGCGTCAATTATTTGACGTTGTGTCATTTATTTGACGGTATATATGGAAAATGCAAATAGTATAGGAAAAATGCAAACGTTGGAGATAATGCCCCCGCCAGTCGTCTTGTCAAGTCCTCCCCACCTGCGTTTTATTTTTTATTTTAACCCCCCCCTATCGCTGGAGGCCACGAAATACGCGGGTTGCAAGGGCTTAAGGTTAAGTGTCAATTATTTGACGTTATTGTAATTCATTGATTTATAAGGCTTTCAAGATTTGTAGTCAGTAGAGTGGGTATATGTGGGTAGTTAATTATGGGGGTATTGACTACGCTTGCACCCAATGGCGGCGCGGGGTTGCGCGGTTGTAGTCAGTTGTGGGTATAACTTTACCCGCACGTCTTTTATATATATTATTATATACCTTATTATTATTATGGTATATTATATAAATCATATCTTTATATAAATATACTACCCACAACTGACTACAACGCCGCCAAGTCAAACACGGCGCGGGCTTGCGCGTAGTCAGTCTAACACCCTTTAGACTGACTACATACTGACTACACACTGACTACAAAACGCCCTTTTGTAATAAAAAGTATTGCATTTAAATTTTATTGCTTTATAATGTTTTGCAAGTCGTCAAGTTTGGCGACTGTATACACTACCTACAACATAGAGAGAGAATATTAAAATGATTGCAATTCACACTAAATATTTACCTGTTTCAAATTCACGCGGTAGTAGAATTAAAGCGTACACTGCAGCTCATGGTGATTTTAAAGGTTTTGAAGTTACCATTTCATATCCAAGCGAATTATCAGGCGTTGAATGCCACTTTCAAGCTGTTAAGGCATTAGTGGCTAAGCATGACCTTAATTGGTGCCTGGATAATATGCGATATGGTGATAGCGCCGACGGGCGCGGCTATTCATTTTGTTTTGACGCGTCAAAGGTGGCGTTATGATTTACATACAGCGTAAAAGTGGCGGGTATCTTGAAACAGTAGACGCGTTTAACACTATAAAAGAGGCGCGGGCAATGATAAAAGAATATCGACTATCAGATAGCAGCGCCGAGTATTACCTAAGCCAACGCGCTTGCAAGTCCTGGACCGCGTAAAAGATTTCAGCGTGTAACGCGTGACCAGCTCGCGCGTTATGCGGTGTAATTTCGCACCTAATAAAAACAAGGCTTACAAAATGAAAACATATAGAGTTCTATCAATTGACGCCTGGCGCGAGTGTGGCGGGTACACTTGGAACGCGTGGTATGACGCCGGCGATATTGACGCCGACGCAATACATTGGAATGCGCGTAAACTATTGAAATATTTTCGCGCTAACGGTTTTTTATCTGAAAAAAGCGTGGGTAAATGTGCAATAGATGACGACCAGTACAATATCGTTATTATAGAACGTTCTACGCGCCGCCCGCTATTCGCTATCGAGTATGGGGTAGACAACTAATGAAAACAATATACCTAGAATTTATTGACGCCCCTATGTGGTACCACACGCGTGGGTTAATGCAAACGGCGACCGGCTACGGTCGTAAACTTAATACTGGTAAAAAAGCATTAGTGGGTGATAGAGCCTATAGAGTCTATGCAATTTGCTATTCCAACGTTGCGACGTGCTACATAATCATTCAAGGCGTGAAAGTTTACGTCGATAGCTGGAAATAATAATATGAAAACATATTTAATAAATGACGATGAATTGTTCAATTATAGGGTTGAAGCTACCAGTTACCACCAAGCCATTGCACTATTTAAAGACTTATATCGCGTTCAGGGGCGGTTACGTTTAACGGCGCGATATGCAAACGTTAAAGAGTACAAGCTAGACAAGTCTAATTATAAATTTTCAATTAGTGAGGTGCAATAATGAAAAAATTTAACTTAAAAAACGGCGGCGGTTGTACTGTTTACGCTTTTTTGTGTGGGTATGGTGATGTTATTACTAATGATAATTTTGAATTATCTTTATTTTATAACGGCGGCGTAGGGTACGACGTAAGGTTACGCGATGACGCGCGTGGCGTTAACGCTTGCTGGATAACGTTTGAAAGTATAGCCGACGCGCGGGCAATGTTTAGAACGTTAAAAACTTTGATTCAATAGGCGCAACAATGAATACAATTGATAACATTAAAAACTCTATTAATAAAATAGAAAACATTGACGTCGCATTAAAATTGCGTTTACAGTTAGAAAATTGTTTAACTTGCGAGTGGTATTATGACGATTTAAACGAAACGCTGTTTTGTGAAGATTTTGGTTTAGCCAGCGACGAGTTAAACGATATTAGAGAAGTGCAGTATTTAATACTTCAATTTTTTGGGGTTGAAAGATGATAATAATATTCCTAATTCTAGTTAAATTCGCTGTCCTGGCGATATTATTAGAAAACTAAACAAGAGAGCGGCCAAAAGGCCGCTTTTTTTATTGCATCAAACAATATCAAGGCCTTAACGGGCCTTTTTTATTGCCTATCATTTAACGCGCGTTAATAGCCTATAGACTGCAATAAATAGTTTAGCAGTACCCTACTATTGCATATCATTCAATCAGCTTGCAGCAAGCCAATAAAGGCTATTCTATAGCCCTATTCAATAGCAGGCGCGGGCGTAAAATCACGCTCAAACGACCGCGCAAAATCTTATTTGATGGTTATTTGATAAGGTCGGATTTTCGAATTTGGGAATGCGTAGGATTTCAAATCTAATGAACGCTCAATTTTTGCCACGAAACGATTTGCAAATTTTTGCCACGAAACCAAATGGCAAAAAAATTCCCCAATCATCCGAGCCGATAATTGAGGAACACATGAACTAACAATTAGAGAGAATTGTTGCAACTAGTCTACTTAATCGCTACAACTTTTGCAACAGGTTTTTGCTCTGCCATATCACGCAGCGCAGACTTGCTCATGTACGCAAACTCAGGTGCGCAGAAAATGTGTTTCTTAGTCTTAGACGAGCGCGAATTGCACATTCCCATATCAGCCCACCCAGCTTCTTCAAGCGCATGAAACAAAGCAGCAGGTGGAAATTGTTTACTGCCAAACGACATAGCGGCGCGTTCACAAATGGCTTGAAAGGGAGAGGCAATCACACCGGATGCAAACTCACCCATGCGAAGCGTAATCATGTCAAGAAGCGACGACTCAACAGCGGACATACCATTCTGCACAAGTGACATTTTAAAATCTGTCATAGGCGCAGGCGCCGCAGGGTTGAACGCAGACACATCACGCAAGAACAACCAGTTGGCGATAAGGTCATACCCACCGCCGTCATTAAACCATTTCCATATAGCGGTAGCTGATTGCGGCGTAAGACGCTCCGCCGTACTCCAAGTGGCAAACCAGCGACGGTCACCCGATTCGAGTGACAACGGTACACGGTCATTACTGAACGCAAGCACAGCCAAACGATTTACGAGATTGTATGGGGCAAGACCTTTACGATTAACAGACAGCATCTCAGGGGGCGCGGCGATGACAGGCTTGAGTTTGTTGGCAAGCATCCGACGCGCGGCGCTGTCGGCTTCTTTAAGCTCATTAATGACAATAATCTCTGCTTCTAAATGATAGCCCCACGCGGACTGAATGGTGTCAGTAGACATAAGCGAGTAATTGCGCAAATGAGGGCCACACACGGCGTAAATGAAGGGGGCATACATCGTATCTTTACCGATACCTTGTCCACCTGCGTGAAGAATAGCGTGGTTAATCTTAACGCGTGGATTCTGCACCTTAAACGCCATGTAATCCCAAATGTGTTCCAGCTCACGCTCGTCAGGAACAAGCGATTTACAGTGGTCAAGCCATAAGGATATATCGCCACCCAAATTTCCGCCACGAGATGAATCTGGACGGGCGTCACGCCAGCGGTTGCCATACAATTCACCGTCACGCATAGCAATCACCGAGTCACCAGCGGCAAAGGTGATACCTGCCAGCACTCTAGCGCCCATCACCTGACGATTCTCGTCAAAGCTCATGGCGGCCTCTATTTTGCGGTCAGAGTGAATACTTTTGCACGACACATGACGAAACACGGCGTTAAACGTCTGACGTGAAAATTCACGACGGTTTTGCAAATCAAAGTAGGAATCGTCTGACATAACGTACGCGAAGCGTTGATACCACTCCGCCTTTTCAAGCCGTGCGATTTCCTTCTGTTCGACTTCTGCAATGATAGCCGCCGCGTCAGTGCTGAACATATCAGACGGTTCAAGTTTGCCAATAGCGGTGTGCATCACCTCTGCCAATATTTCTTCACGAAGACCATGTGAGTGTTTAGGGCCGCCATTCTCAGCCACCCACGCGAGATAAGTACGGCTGTCCCACAACGAGCAATGCCCATGAAAGCAACAATAAGCGCGGTTAAGCGGATGGTATCTGCCCATCAACTGACCATCAGTATGCTCAGCATGGTTAGGGCAAACTACTCCAACCCACCCCTCAGCGTTAGCAGACTCTAAAATATCGCCACGAGAAGACAACCACTCCAGCACTTCATCGTTGCCTGTGTCAATGATAGCCATTGGGCGAACAAACGCTGTGTCAGCGTCAGCGGGGTGAACATCAAGCGCGGCACATATCTGCGCGAGGGTAAATTCACGCTCAGGGTGAAACTCCACGAGGATAGATTTGAACGACGCACGGTCAGGTTTCAAATTCACTGACGCAGGAAGACGAAAATTACGCACGGGGTTAATCGCGCCGCTATCAGTATAACCAGCGTCAGCGATTGCTTTAATGGCGGCGCTAAACTCGCCCTTAGTTGGCATATCATCTAAAGCAAACGTGTACCCCCACTGATAATTCTGCGGTGAGGTTTCCATTATCCATGTCGGCTCGATAGGAGGGCGCAAACTCTTGGTGCCAATGTCGTCAAGCACGAGAAAAGCAACGTACTCGCAGTTGCCCGCACTCGCAGACGGTTTGCCATCTTTAAAACGTGACGTGATAAACGACGCGGTATTACCATACCACGCGCCTTTGCCGTCGTATCGAGAAGGAAGATAAGCAGGCCATGCAAACTGACCGTTATCTTTAGCAATTTGCTTAACCAAAAGGATACTTTCGCCTTCAGGCGCGATACGTTCCAAGTAAGTGATAAAATTCATTTTCCATATCTCTCTAATGTTGATACACCAACCGCTAAGGGTAATCCTTCTGCCCACGCAGGAGCGCTACACATCACGGTTTCCAAGTCTTGCACGGCTGTCGCCGCGACTTCTTTTTTCACTTCCAGCACAATTTCGTCGTGAACATGAAGCACGACAGTATGCCCGATTCGACGCAAAGCGTCACGAAGTAAATCATTTGCAATCGCCTGTGTAATATTCTCACAAGCGAGTCCAGCCCATAGCCTAGCTCGCGGCCATTCGACTGCATCAGCAGCGGGTTTCCACGCCGC